TGAACCCACCTTTTCCCAGCAACTGACATAGGACGCAGATAGTGCTTGTAATCGTGCGCCCAAAAATAGGCAACTCCCAAGTATCCTAGTGTTCCTACTTGCTCCAGATCGTGCCGTATAAGGGCATCTGTTGCGGCCCACGGCAGAACTTCCAAATTAATCGAATAAGTCATTTCTCGACTCCAGTCACGACCTGTCCTCTATTGAGGATTAGCCGATATTCATGCAGACCTTTGGACGCATTGCCTCTTCGCCGCCTCTCGACCGTATGGCTGCCGAATTTCTCCTTTCTCAAGTCTCTCAACCTCGCAGAGATGCCAGCCTGAGAATGTCCATCGCCTAAAGTTTCCTCTATTTCTGCTAAAGTTCGCCAAACTCCGTCTTTCATGCAGCGAAATACTCCCAGGTTTTGACCTGTTAGCCGCGTGAAATCATGGTTTCTTTCGTAAGTTTTCCCGTCAAAATGGGCTACTGGCGGATCACCTCTCAAACAAGCGGGACACTGCTGATGAATGACATCACTAAATTGATGACCTTTTACGCATCTCACAATTGGCATTTTCTCACCTTATGTTGATGTCAGCTATTGCCGCTGCAAAACCTCGCGGTGTCGCTGATCGTATGTTTTTTGTTTTTAAAGACTTTCCACCCAGGAACAAATGTTGACGGGAATATCCCTTTTCAGGATCGACAGGCTTTTTTTCGGGTTCAGCAAAACCATTGCCGCACCATATGCCTGTCTTTTTGGGATAGGCATCCCTTGGCGCAATGTGATCAGGATAGCAGGGGTGTATAGCATCTTGTTCCTCGATCCAACCGCCATATTCGTAGGGATGAAAATAAAAATCTGGTTTTCGGTACATCGTGCTAATGACGCTAACGGGATTCTCGAAAGCCCACGGGCAGTTGTAACGCTCTCCCAATGCTTTCACCAGCAGAGCGTTGGCTAAAGCTTTTTTCTGAATGTCGGGATCTTTTTCAAGTTTCGAGGCAAAATGTGCCGCTCCGCTTACTGCTAAATCGGTACATTCAGGGAAGCCGAAAACAAATTCCACGTTAGGATAATGCGAGGATATTTCCTCAACAATTACATCTTGATCGTTCAAGGCATCAATCCACATACCCCAACGATGTAAAAGCGGTTGATCAGAGTCTACGGTTATGCCCGTTTCATGCTGACCGTCAATCAAAACGCACCGATAACCTTTTTCGAGCCAAGGTTGAGCCATAATTCCTGTTCTGTCGTATATAAATATAGCTGTTTTCATTTCAAATCACCGGAATGGTTGGCAGGTTTTCAAAAGAACAGGCAATCGCTCCAGCATCATTCCCTTCATCGTCGCGCATTGGCAACAACCAGTTATCATCGTCAAACTCGATAATCAAAGCTTTTGAATCCCAGCCCCATTCTTCCATTTCGGAATCGGTCATATATCGAACTGATGCAATAGTTTTCCCGACCAAGTTCTCAGCGGAAAGTTTTTGCCATTTTCTGACGGTTTCCCGTTCACCTTTTCGTGCTACTTTTTCTGCTAAAGTCATGTTTTCACCCCTTCGCAGAATTTCAGCGCGTCACTGACGGGTATTTCATGCTGTAAGATTGCCCCATTCTCCCCGTCGTGCTCGCTGTAGTAATAAAGTCCTAGCGTTACTAGGTCGGTCATTTCTTCGGGGTGCGATGGGTCGTCAGCATTGGTAATCAGCAGATAACTCTGACCCATGCGTTCGCCGTTTGCTGGGTTGATATTGTCGCTTAGAACCTTTTCGTAAGCGGTACATCCACCGCCCGTGTTTGTAAGTCTAAAGCCAGCCGCCGCCATGCTTTGCTCTACATTGGTTTCTTTGCTCAATCGTTCGTCGGCAGTAAAAGCCCACGTTCTAATCTTGCTAGATACCTCATAAAAATCTTCTTTGAACGGGTAGTCCTCAGCGCAATCCGCATCCTCACCCGCTCTATGCTCCATGCAAACTAGCAGCGTAGATGCTGCAATTGCAAAATCGTCATAAGCTTCTATGAGTTCTTTATCTTCTACTTTCATAGTCTCACCTCTAAATTTAAGTTGTTCCTGTATTAAATCACAGGCGATAACGCGCTCCAGGATTATCACTGGTACTTATGACGCGCTATGGTCTGGGATCTATTTTATTTTTACCCTTATCTTACCTTCGAGCCACGATCTGATAACGTGCTCTGGTAACTGGTGTCCGCTATGGTTGCCGCCTTCACCGACTGGGGATAAGTTTATCTGTCCCCAATTCGGGTAGATTTGGGCTTTTCTTGCGGCCCCGCCTAGCAGAACTTCTCCGACTTGGTATGTATTACCTTCTGTATCAATTACTGTCTTCATTGTTTCCATTCCTGTGTCTTAAATTAGCGTCGGCGTTGCTTTTTCATCAGCAATTCTTTGTTTAGTGCTAAAAGGCTTTTCTTTTCCGTTCAGCCAGTAGACTCCAAAAAGCGAATCACTTGGTGCGAAGACGTTTAACCTTTTTTGCATGTCGCAGAAAATTCCGAAACATGCGAACAGAGTCACATACATATCAGGATTGTTAAGCGATTGCTGTAAAGCAAACTGTTTAGCTTCCTGCTCATTACTTCCGGCTTCGATCATTTCCCGCCCCTTAAACACGTTGGAAAACGTGTCCGTTTTCTTCGCAATAGGTATCAGTTAATAAATCTCGACCATAGCTCTCGAAATCAAAATAGGCTTGCAAGTGTTCGGGCATTTCATCGAGCAATCCAGAATTGTCGTCGATAAATTCTGCGAGTTGTCTGGGAACGTCCCAGCTATCGAAACTGCCCATATAAAGACAAAGCAAGTCGTCAGGGGTGTGGTTATATTCGTTTAAATGTTGATCCCAATAGAGAACGCCTAAAGAAATAGCAGAAAATAAAGCATCTTTGCCAATAACGTCTACGTGTTCCTGGTATTGAATAAATGCATCAACCCCATAATTAAGCAAATGATTGGGTACGTTTTCAGTGTCGGCTATTTCCCACTCTTCGCGCAGTTCGCCGTCACTAGAGTTATCGGTTAATTCCGCCAGCCATTCGGCTAATTCTTCGCCGTGTTCCTCGGACGTTTTACCGTCCAAATCAAACCACTTAAAAACCAAATTACCTTTGTTATAGTCGGTCAGAGAGTTATAACAGACTCTCGCGTTTTGTTCGTTCATGTTCTCACCTTTGTTATGAGGTCAAAATGTGACCCCTTCACCAAAAAAGCCCCAGTTAAGGGGCTTGATTAAGCTATCTGTTGATTTAATTCATTTTGCGGATGATTTTGCCCTCGAATCTCTAAAATCGTCGGCGTCTTTCAGCATTCTCTGAAGATAATCGAGTTCGGGGTCATCAGAATCTACTTCCACGATTTGCAGCAATCGCCTAGCCGCTGAAATGCTCATTTGCATTTCTTGGACACTGTTAGAAATGTAATCGACGGCATTCGCCCGTGAGTCTCTTAAAAACTTCAATTGAGTAGTAACTTCTTTTTCATCAATGTCGGTTGAGAGAAAATCATCAAGCGCCATTGGTGCATGCGGATTAAAATTATAGCTGTCAAATTTGTCGTGATCGTCCATGGTCTCACCTTGTTTGTTGGTTAATCGAGTATTTCTACCCAAAAAGGCCGCATTAGCGACCTAGTGGGTTCGGTTTGTTGGTTAGTGGTTAGGTTAGTGCATCAATAGCGTATTGCTTGCCATGATGCGGATATGCTTCACGGTGAGCTTTCATCCTAGACCGGAAATACTTAACGGCCCAGCTATTGGCGTTAGGACAATGGACATAATCGCCCTGATTCCCGCCCTGTTTGATGGTCGCACCATTCATATAGGCATTACGGTACAGATTGGAAAGTTTAGAAAGTTTTTTGCGGTATTGTGAATATGTCATAGTCTCACCTATTTTTAGTTATCGAATGGTACTACCACGAAACCCGCAATTAAGCGGGTCATGGACTATTTTGAATAGTGGTTAGGCTAGGGCCTCTGCCTCTTTCCGATGGTGATATCGAATGGCATCGTGGCTGCATTTGGAAATAGTAATCACAGATTCCAAATAAATTACTGCCAGCTCATCATTATCGGAAAATCCGGCAATATTTTTGCTACTAATGTCGATTATAGGAAGTTTCTTCCCCGAAACTTTTAACTTACCTTCGGGATCAAGTAAAAGCCTAACGATGCCATTCTCAATAGTTCGAGTATACCTAGCGCCCTTTTCAAAGCCGCAAGAAAATAGTCTGGGATTGTTTCGCGTGTCTTCCAGCCAGACACGTTGCCCTCTTGATGTGGGCTTAACAAAAACACTTTGAATTTCCATAGTCTCACCTATTGTTGGTTAATCGTTTGTTACTACCACAAAACCCGCAGTTGAGCGGGTTAGTGGGTTAATTGTTAGCTAGTGGTTAAGTTTGCAGCAAATGATCCGCTGCTAGTCTGTCTTCTATTCGCTCAACCCATATAGGATGTAATTCTTCCATGTCTGCGAGCGTTTCGGACAATGCTTTAGACTCTTTTCCATAAATCAAACCAGCATAGTTATCCTGTGGTTTGCAATTAAGAAACTTTTTGAGAGTTTCAATGTATCGTGCTTTAAATTCAAAATAGTCCATTATTTTTTATCCTGTAATGATGTTTAAGCAAATGGGTAAGACAAGGTAAGCGATATAGATCATGCCTAGAGCCATACATGCGTGGTAAATGTTTTCTGCGAGGGTATCGAATGGTGCGATGATTTTTAGTAACTTTTTCATAAATAGTCTCACCTTTTTGTGAATGTCCGACAAGAATAGGGCAATAGATGTAGCAGTAAACAACTATATGTTTTGTGAATATGGCACGATAATTGGTGCCTATAAATATCCCTGAAAATATGCTAAAATCTATTAAATAGAAACAAGACTAATCATTATTCAGAATGATTAAACTCCAGATATGGATTGATTAGAATGATATCTGGATTGGGTTTGTAGGTTGCTGCACCCATTCACACACCTTATCCTCGCAACCAACTATTATTCATCTGGTGAATGCCGCCATTCTCAGATCTATTCAGCTCCAGGTGTACTATCACTGAGATCAATAGTACCCACCATCATTTAGAATGATCTAGGCATAGCCCCATAATTGATTTGAATGATAATGGGGCGGGAGGGGGACAACGCAATGTTATTATTAGTAGTACCCACCCATATACAAAATAAGCCAATTTAGAAAAAAGGCTTTGTTTGAATCTTTTTCAAGTTCTTGATTAACAACATTAATTAAACTTGTATTGCTAAATAAGTTTATTGCGGGTATTTTTGTCTGGTGATTGAGCATTCCCATTTAACGGAAAAAGACCGTGAGGCCATTGAAGAGCGTAAGGAGATACGTAAGCGGAAGCGTGGTCGGCCTAAGAAGTCAGAGGTAAAGGCCAAGAAGCAGGGTAATCGTGGGCCAGTAGGTCGTCCAAAGGGTGATGCAGCGATTATTAACGAGTATAAGGCTCGTATGCTGGCTTCCCCTAAATCCAGGTTAGTTCTTGAGACAATTTTCAATGCTGCACTTGATGATGAACATAAGAATCAAGCGGCTGCATGGAAGATGATTATGGATCGTATGCTACCCGTAGCTGCTTTTGAGAAGGAAGTCGTGAAGGATGGTGGTCGTAGTGCTATCCAGATTAACATTACAGGCGTTGGTGCAGTAGACATCCCTGATCAACCCCCTATTGAGGCAGAATTTGAATGAAGAATATCGTGTTATCAATAAAAGAATTCCTCGCAAAGCTCTTTATGAAAGGAAAAATCAAGGAAGAAGCTAAATTAATCGTTGAAGACGTTGTTGATGAGATAAAACACAAGGTAAAAGTGAAAGAAATCAAAGAAAAAATGAAAAGGGCCAGAGATGCCAAGGGGCGTTTCTTAAAAGACGACCCTAATACTGAAAAAAACGAAGCGTATGATTGATTTTAATCAGTTATTTCTGTTTAAAGCAGATGTTGTCTCTGTTTATGACGGTGATACCATTACAACGGAAATAAGACTCCCGTTTAATATTTCCAAACGCTCTAAGGTACGAGTTGCCAGAATAGATACCCCTGAAATACGCACCCGCAGCAAGGTTGAGAAGGAAATCGGCTATCGTGCAAGAGACAGGATGAAGGAACTCTGTGGTGATAGGGTCTGGTTAGAGTCGTTAGATAAGGGAAAGGAAGACAAATATGGTCGAGTCCTGGCTAACCTTTATACCTATGAGTCTCAGGAAGACATTGCTCAACTCCTGATCAACGAAGGTCTAGGTGTAGCTTACGATGGCGGGACTAAGACACACAGCTGGGGATGACCGAACTTAATATACAGTTGCTTCCCTGGCAGCAGGATGTCTGGAACGACACTACTCGCTTTAAAATCGTTGCTGCTGGTAGACGTACAGGAAAGTCTCGTTTAGCCGCCTGGATGCTGATAATTAACGCTCTACAGGCCGATAGAGGGCATGTTTTTTATGTCGCACCTACTCAGGGACAGGCCAGAGACATTATGTGGCAAACCCTTCTGGAGTTAGGCCATCCTGTAGTATCTGGCTCACACATAAATAATTTACAGATTAAATTAATTAACGGGGCTACCATTAGCTTAAAGGGTGCTGACCGACCCGAAACCATGCGTGGTGTATCCCTGAAGTTCCTTGTTCTTGACGAATACGCTGATATGAAGCCTGAAGTCTTTGAACAGATACTCAGACCTGCTTTGGCTGACCAGAAGGGTGGAGCCATGTTTATTGGTACACCGATTGGCAGAAATCACTTCTACGATCTCTATAAGTACGCTGATTTAGGAGATGATGAGACTTACAAGGCATGGCATTACAGTTCCTATGACAACCCCCTGTTAGACCCTGAAGAGATAGATACTGCCAAGAAATCTATGTCATCTTACGCATTTCGGCAGGAATTCATGGCTTCTTTTGAGGCCAGGGGTTCTGAAATGTTTCAGGAAGAGTGGATTAAGTATGGTACAGAGCCTGAATTCTCTGATTGTTATATTGCGATTGACCTTGCAGGTTTTGAAGAGGTAGGAAAAAAACGTGCCAAAAACTCCAGACTTGACAGTACTGCGATTGCAGTAGTCATGGTAACTGATCGAGGCGACTGGTATATTAAGGAGATTATTCACGGCAGATGGGATCTCAACGAGACTGCTCAGAAGATTTTTAACGCTGTAGACAAGTACGAGCCAATCTCTGTTGGAATAGAAAGGGGTATTGCTAAACAGGCGGTAATGTCACCTTTAACCGATTTGCAGAAGCGGTATAACAAGTTTTTTAGAGTGGTTGAGCTAACACACGGCAACCGTAAGAAAACAGACCGTATTATGTGGTCGTTACAGGGAAGGTTTGAAAACGGCGTTATTTCTTTAGAAAAAGCTGATTGGAACATAAAGTTTCTTGATGAACTCTTTCAGTTCCCTGATCCGTTAACCCATGATGACTTAGTTGACGCACTCAGTTACATTGACCAACTAGCCCAAGTACCATACGGGATCAATGATATTGAGTTTGATGAACCTGAAATACTAGACGTTATTGCAGGATACTAAT